GCTTTTGGTGCTGGCTTTGGTGTAGGTGAAACTTTCCTTAGAGATTTATTAGGAGATGATGTAACACGTGATGAATATTTATTAAGTCTAGGTTTTGGTGGTGCTTTTGGTGCTGGTTTTAAAGGGTCATTAGAAGGTTTAAGCGGTATTTTTAATAAAGTTAAAGGTAAAACACCAGCAGAAGCAGATGCCATATTAACTAAACAAGATAACAAAACTATTAATGATGCAGTTAAAAATATAGATACAGTATCAAAAAAACAAAAAGAAAAATTAAAACAAGAAGGTGTAGATACTGATAAATTAGATCAAGAAATTAGTAAACAAAAGCAAACACCAACAGAACAAACACCAACAGAACAAACACCAACAGTTCAAACAGAGGTCACACAAGAACTAACCTTTACAGCACCAGAAGCTTACAAAAGAACTAAACCTCGTTATGGACCTGCCAATTTACAATTTCAATCTGACTTTGATAAGTTATCTTGGTCTTTAAGAAATGGAAGAAAAGTAAAAGCACAGAATGATGGAAAGATATTAAAAGTATTTTTAGATCAAGGCTTTACAGAAAAAGAAGTTAGGTCACATGGAGATAAAGTACACGCAAAAATCAAATCAGTAGCAAAAGAACAAACAGGTAGTGCTAGTGCAGGTGAAAATAATCCAAAATTAAGAGGTGAGACTTTAGAAATACCAATATTAAAAGACTTTGCAGGTAAGGTACAAACACCATTAAACAAACTAGATAGTCAACCTGACTTGGATTTAGGCAATACACAATTAAATCCACAAAAGATGAATCGCATTAAAGATATGCAGAAAGGTAAAAAAGATTTAGTAACTGCCAAAGTAAGAAAGAAGAAAGATGAAGGGGGATTTAAAGGTGCTGAAAGAAAAAGTCAGTTTGATACGCAAGAAGGTGGATTAGGTAAAATGGTAGATAGTAAAGGCAAAATAGGTATAGATAAAAAGAATTTAAAATTTTTTCAAGAGTACACAAGAAAAAAAGCATTATTACAAAATAGATTACCTGATGATGAAGAAGTCGTTATTAACCAACAAGGTTTGCAAATAGCTACAGATAGAGTTGCAAACTCTACTCAAAACTTTATAGATATAATTAAAAAAAATGCTGGTAAGAAAACTAAAAAAAGTCAAGCTGCTATAGATAAAGCAGGTGCAGAAATTATTAATGCTGAAAAATTAGTAGATGATTGGTTAGGTTATGGTATTCCTTTAGGCACAAGACTAGGTAGAGCTTTGCAAGCTTTTAAAATTAAACCAGTAGAAGGGATAGAAGGTATGACACCTGCTGAAGTTATGAAACTAAGTCCTTTAGAAAAGAAAAATTTAACAGCACAAAATCGTGATGTATCTCCTGCTCTTACAAAGTTAATAGAACAAAGTGAAGACTTTCAAGAAAATTTGCTTGCAAAAATAAAAGAAGGACATGAAACAGGAGATTACTCGCAAGTTATAAAAGTTGCACAAGATATGAAAGAAGCAGGTGGAAGTATAGAAAACATGGTAAAACTTTATAACGCTGATGCTTTTGGTAAAACTTTAAAACTTGCTAACCAAACTTCAAGAGTAATTAACGAGGTAGGAATCAATGGAGTTTTATCTGGTCTGCCTTCTCAAAGAGTCAATTTATATTCTGGTATTGTGCAAACGTTTTTAGGTAACATGAAAAACTTTAGTGGTACTTTAGATGTTGCAAATGGCAAGGGTTTAATAAGAAAAGAAGGAGTAGAAGCAGCTACTAGACACTTATTTGCCATGATGTATAACTTTGATTTTGGGTTAAAGGTATGGAAAAGATCATGGGATATGGAAGATAACTTTATAAATGTCGGTAATTCTAAAATTGAAACTGGTCAAAGATTTGTTATTTCATCTGAAAGTCCTTACTTCCCACTAAGAACAGCTATAAATTCTGGAGGTAAATTTATAAGGTTACCTAGTAGGTTAATGACATCTAATGATGCTTTAATACAAACACCAAATATTCTTGGTTCGACTGCTTATCATGCAACTATGGAAGCTTTGAAAAAAGGCTTGAAAGGACAAGACTTAGATGATTATGTAAAAGGTAGCCTTGATGGAGTTATAGCTTATATTTTAAAAGGACAAGAGGGAGAACTAGGTAGATTAAAACCACTAGAAGGAGATACATTTTTTAAAAAAGGTATAGGTCCGAGAGAATTTATTGCTGATCCTGTTCTTGCAAAAATATTTCAGAGAGCTAAAAATTTTGGCAAAGAGATTACATATACACAACAGATAAGAGGTGGTCGTAGTGATGATGTCACAGATCCACTTGGCTTGTTTGCAGAAGAGATAAACAATTTAGCAATACAATACCCACCAATGAGAACATTCTTTAAATTTACAAGAACACCTACAAATATGATTAAAGACATAATGAGGTATATTCCTGTAATAAATACACCTGCAAGATTTGGTGGTAAAAAGAATTATAATTTTTTAAATGCCTTTCTTTTACCAGAACTAGCAGCAGACCTTAGAAGTCCTGATCCTCAAGTAAGAACTAACGCAAGAGGTCAAATTTACATGGGTTACGCTTTTGGTAGTATTCTGTCATTTCTTGCTTATAAAGACATTTATCAACCAGCAAATGAATTTATAAGTTCAAGTGAATATGATAGTGAAGATAAGATACCAAAAACATTTTTAACTGGTGGTGGTCCTAGTTGGAAAACAAAAGAAGGTGCTGCTAAACATCTTTCATTATTAAGAAGTGGTTGGCTGCCATACGCTAGAGCTTATTTAATGTATGACGAAGATGGTGAAATATTATTTGATGAAGATGGAAAACCAAAATATAACTATGTTTCTTATGAAGATTTACCAGATCCAGTTTTATCTTTAGTAAAAGCTTGGGTTGATTTTCAAGAGATGTCTCCATTCTTTACTAAGAAATTAGACAGAATATATGATGAATATACTATTGGTTGGGTAGGTTTTATAGGTCGTGTTATTACAAATAAAAGTTATGTTCAACAAGTAAATGAAACAATGGATATGTTTACTGCTTTACCAGAAGTAGGTGGAGGTGGAGTTGATCCAGACGATACTATAAGTTATGAAAGACAAAGAAATATAGCTTATCTAGGTAGGCTATTTGAATCTTCTGTAACTCCTTATAGTAGCTTATGGGAAGATATACTTCGTTTACCAGCAGATGTTACTGCACAAATACTAGGTATAGATGAACAGAAAGCACAACAACTTAGAAAAGAAGGATCAGAAGGTTTAACAAAATATGCAATAGAAGTTCTTGGTAAAGAAATAAAATTAGGTACTGTTAAAAATAAAAGGCTTATAAGATTATTTGCCAAATTGGATACTAAAACATACTCAGGTGATTTTTCTGATTTAACAAGAAATATAAAAAATTTAAGATACCTTACAAGTGAAGATAAGTTAGGTTTATCAGATCAAGACTATAACGAAGTTAATGGTGCTTTGCAATATTTACATGGACTACTACAACAAATGAAAACAAACGTACCTTCTAATGTAGGTGGAGACTTACCATTTCAAGTAGAACATATGACTAATGATGTAATTACATATCCTAGTAGAAGAGGATTGAATGTATTTACAAATGCAAAACATTCAAAGAGTAATAATAATTTATTACATGAAGCTAGTTATACGATAGGTAGATTATTGCCAGAGCCACCTAATATTATCAGAGGTAGTAAAGTAAAAAACTTTGTTAGAAATTCTAATTTTAGTAGTAAGTTATTTAAGCCAATAAAACTAGATACAACAGCATATAATAATTTAAAAAAATATGTTAATACAACTGTTTTAAGTATTGGCGGTAAAAGTTATAATCTTCGAGATGCTGAGATAGCATATTTAAAAGGTGAACTTGAAAGAGTAGAAGATGGATTTAGAGCAAAAGGCCAATATAGTTATGAAGCAAACAAACAACAAATAGAAAGATATGGATTAAGTTCAGAAGAAGGACAAATTGCAGCAAATAGAATATTTAAGGTTATGAATGGAATAAATCAAAAATTTATTAACGCAGGTATTGAAAAATATGTTGAAGCAAATTACTCAGAAGAAGAATTAGAATCTAGGATAAACGTAAAACTAGATCAACAAAACAAGTATAATGAAGAAATAGAGGATATTTTAGATCAACTTAACTTGAAAAGGTTTTAATTATGGCTACTAACACTGCTGCGTCTTTTACAAACCACACTGGTAATGGTAGTGCTGGTCCTTTCGCTATATCTTTTTCTTATATAAAAGATACTGATGTTGATGTAACAGTAGGAGGTGTTTTAAAAACTCTTTCTACTCATTACACTTTTACCAGTGCTACACAGATAACCTTTACCAGTGGTAATGAACCTGCTAATGGTGTTGCTATTAAGTTTCAAAGAGATACTAATATCACTGCAAAAGCTGTTGATTTTCAAGATGGTAGTGTTCTTACTGAA